CCAGTTTTGAGGTTCTTCCTTAAGCCCGCTGAGCACGACGCGGCCGCGGTACACCGCGAGGAACCGGCATCCCAAGGTGGTGTCGGTCGTCCCTTGGGGCAGCGATCCGTCCGTGATGTCGCCCGCCCAATCCTTCAGCGTGGTGTCCGCAAAGTCCAGGTATTGGTAGTTGGCGGAAATCCCATCTGCAACGAACAGCTTTTGGAATGCGGTATCAGCCATGAGGGCGGGATTGGTCTCATCGAACGCCGAGGATCCGCCTGAGACCAGCGCGAAGGTAGCCAGGCTTACGCTTGACTGGTACATATTGCCGCCGGACACCGCCACCAAGCGGGTCTCGCGGGCGGTGGGGTTGATCGCGGCTGGCAGGAAAGCCCATGCTTCTAAACCCGAGTCTGTCGCGGTGGCAATGTTGAGGCTGTCACTACTCCAGGCAAAGACTTGGACATCCGCGGCCGGCGGCGTTCCGGGGGCCGTCAACGCCGCCCCGAGCCCGCCGCCAAACTGATAGATCTTCGCATGGGGCGTGGTCTCTCCGGCGACCCCCAGGTAGTTTCCGCTTGGGTCGAACTTCACATCTAGCACGTCTCCAATCCCAGCGGCCTCAGACGTGCTAGCGCCAAAGCCAGTCAAGACGTTGATCGGCGCATAGCGGAAAGAGGAGGATCCTCCACACCCCCAAGCGATGAAGCTGCCGGCCGGGTTAATTGCCATCCGGTTTGTAAGTCCACTCAAACTATCCGTCACCGAATCAATGTCGGTGGTGAAACCTCCGAGGCTGGTGAATCCCATCATATAGAGGTTCGTGCTGTCCATGCCGACCACGAACTCGCCGGTCGGAGACATCTCCAGTGAGTTGCCGCCGGTCCCGATTGCGGAGACTCCAGGATCGGAGTAGGCCGAACCCAGAGCCGTCCCTGTCCAGGCTATGGCATGGAACCCGGTTCCGGTCTGGTCGAGGTAAACCAGCGCGTTGCTGTCGGGCGTGAAGCGGACGCCAAACACGTCGGTCAAGGATCCGAACTCGGTGATCGCCCCGAACGCAGTGGGGCTGATCGTGCAGTACCCAATCCCCGCGTCGCTGCCAATGATTAAATAAGCCCCGTCGTTGGAAACCGCGATATCGTTGACGTCGCCCGATCCGATCGCGGAAACGATCGTTGAGTGAGCCAGCGTAACCCCGGTGCCAAAGGAGACCCCATCGAAGGGGTAGACTCGGATCCCGCTGGAAGGTGTAGATTGGACCAGGTAAGCGCCATTCGGATCCCAGCGGGCGTAGTGATTAAACGCCGCGGACAAGGCGGAGGCTGGGTTGACCAGCTTGTCGCTCCACGCCGCGGACTGAACCAGGTCAAGGGCTCTAACGATCTGCTCAAGAAGCTGGATCTGATTGCCGGCGCTGATAGGGCTCGCAGCCAGCTTTGACATTCCGATCCGCTGGCCCCCGCGATTCCGTCTCTCCAGGGAGTCAAACGAGCGCACGTTAAGCGCGTCCGGCGTCGTGCCCGGTGGCTGCTGGGAGTAGGGTGCGTTCTCAACGACACCCGACACCGGGAACTGAAGTGGCATCGGCTTTCGCATAATAAAAGGCCCCCGCCTCTTGCGAGGCGAGAACCCGGAGGAGAAAAGCTGCCTTAGTTGAGGTGGTTGGTCGAGGTGTCGGTGTCCTCGTTGCCGCGGTTGGCATCCTTGTAGGCGACCAGGACCGAGCGGTAGGTGATGACCGCCCCGACGACGTGCATGATGCCCGAGCTGGTGGTCGCGGCCGTCGCGAAGTTCACATGGAACACGTCGCCCGCGAGCCAGGTGAGGCCCGACAGGTTCGCCGACACCAGGCCGATGTCGAAGGCGGCGTTGACCAGCGTGGCGGTCGCCGGCGTGAACCCCGCCTCATCGACAATGTCCGTGCCCACCCGGCCGCGAGACACATCACTCGCCTGGAGGGTGTTAGAGGTGCCCGAGACATTGCGGACCATCAGGGCCACGTCCAGGAGGTCAGATTCCTGGTCGTAGTCGAGCGGGATGGTGGATCCCACGATCACGTCCTCGCCGTCCGCGTCGAGCACGATGGCATCGGCGGGGACAGAGTTGGTCGCGGTGGCTCGCGTGCCGGTGGTGGCACAGCCGTTAGGGGTGAGGGGCAGTTGCTTGTTAAAGCCATTGCCTCCCACGGTGAGCATCTGAAGCTGGCGGAGGTAGTTACCTGGAGTCACAGTCGTATCCTTTCATTAGGAGATTTGATAGTTGGCCGGAAGGACGGGCCGTGAGTAACCCAACTGTCGGCGGTTAAACACGGCTGGCAGACTGGAACGATCCAGGTTGCCGCCAACTGTCTTCGGGGCTTGCTGAAGATCCACGCGGATGCTGTTCTTCAGGCACTTCTCATAGTATTGGTTCCGCGAGCCCATCACGTCGTCGCGATCAAGCTCGGCCTTCGCGATCGCCGCAGCCACGATCGTCTCGTCGTGCTCCGCCCCGGCCGGCTGGTAATCCTGGGTCAGATCCACTAGCTCGTTGAAGTAGTGGCGATAGTCAAGCTCCACGACGTAGGCTTGTCCAGGATCGGGGTAGAACGTCACCTCCCAGCGTCCCCGCTGGCCGGCGGGAACGTCGGCGTCGCGGGTCTTGCTGAAGGAAACGTAATGAGGGATCCCCGACTGATTGCCCGAGTGGATCGAGCGCCACTGGCGGATCACCGTGTCGGGCAGGGTCACGATCTCGGGCCACACGTTTTGGTCCGGCCCGAAGGTCCAGGATCCCATCGCGTCGCCGTTGAAGTCCTGGGGCATGAAGTATCGCCCCGGATCCCCGTCGATCTGCTCGGGCACAGCCAGGTTGCTGAGCGTGAGCGAGTAGGTCTTTCGCATCCAATACCACTTGGGGTTATCGGAGATGAACATGCGGATCCCATCGTTGACCAGGCGCTTGCACAGGTCGAGGTCGTGGGGATCCGTTGGGACCGCGGCGGCAGTGCTACCCGCAGAACCATAGCTCGCGACGCCAAGGTACTCGGCGACGCGGATCGTGATGGCATCGAATCGTAGTCCGCCTGTCGGGTTCATCGTTCATCCAGGTAAAGGTGCGAATGAAGAAGGGGGTTACTTCGACTTCGTGCCGGTGCGACCCATCTTCTTCTTGTTGCCCTTTGGGAAGCCCTTGGACTTCTTCATCTTGCCTCCGGTCATGTTCTTCTTCGTGTACTTGCCTTTCATAGCGAGTCTCCAGGTTGGGGTGAATGGGGAATAGCCCTCCCCAGCTTTCGCCGAGGAGGAGCGTTGGATTTTAGTAACGCATCGCGAGGATGCTGGTGTCGGCGGCGGCGGTGTACGCCTCCATCGCTCGGAACAGGGTCGTCGCGGCGTCAAAGGCCTCATGGACCAGGGCGTCGCCGGCGTTTACCAGTTCCAGGTCGTCGCCGACCGCGATATCGGTCGCGCCAGTGGCGCGAACCGAGAGCACGTCACCCGACACCGGCTGGATGATCGTGACCCACGCACCGTTCGCCTTGCCTTCGTCGCCGTCCTGGAGGACGCCGGCGAACAGCGCGAGCGAAGCGGTTACGGGAGTCTCAACCAGCGTACCCCGAGCCAAGCCGAAGTTCTGCGAGCCGGGGGCTGCGGTCTCTGCGGCTTGGAGGGTGGCGAGGAGAGAAGCGTCTTCAACGTAGGTCAACATCTGATTCTTAGTCAGAGGGGTCGAGCCGTTGTAGTAGACCTTCTTGGTTTTCAGGGGGTGGTTCCCCTGGTATTGAACATTGCTACCAGACATGCGTTGTCTCCATGCTAGTTTGTTGCGAAGTGGAAGCCCCGAAGGGCACGATCATATCCAGGTATCATCCGTCGCTATTAAGCGGCGGGGATGACCTTGTGAATCGCCGCACCGGCGGTGCGGAGGTTCGTGGACATGAACTGGTGAGACCCATCCACGAACGACGTAAAGACGTTGTGGAGGGTACGGTCGGTCTCGGGATCGGACTCAACGAGCCAGTCATCTTCCTGGACGATGGGATAGAACTTCGAGTGGTTGACCATGTAGATCGGATCCGGGCTGAAGGTGCTGGATCCGCCATCCGTCACCGTGAAGGTGTCGAGTTGGGGGATGTCAACCAGGGGGATCCGGCGGAACGTGGTCGATCCACCGAACGCCGCCACCTCGCCGCCGAGGTTGTCGTTCTGATTGTGAGCGACCTCCTCGAACTCAACGATGGTGTCGAGGTCCATGTAGATGCGGAAGTTGCTCGAAGGCCCTTCGGACATGTCCTTCACCGTGACAGGCGAGCGGAAGCGAACGGCGCGGAACGCCTTACGCATACGCTTCATCAGGGTCCGGTTGACCGAGGTGTATTGGGCCGTCCAGTTCCGCCACTTATCAAAGGTCGCGGAGTCGAGCCCGGCCCGCGTGGTGCCGGTCGTGCCGTCGCCGTAGCGAACGGTTTGACCGTTGAAGGCACCATCGGTATCAACGCCATCGTTGGCGAGCACCAGCCAGTACGGCAAGCCGTAGGGCAGGAGGTCGTCGTTGGCGTTGGCCGGCACATCCCAAGCCTTCTCCTCCAGGAGATCGGCCAGGGCCGACATCGCATCGACCCGGCGCGACATGATGAGCTTGATAAAGCCCTTCGCGGAGGATCGGTTTCGGAGGAGTTCACGTCGCTCGACGCTCCAGTTCACTTCGAGTTGACACCAGGGGACGGAGATGCGCTTTTGCACGTCCGCCACGTTGGGCGTCGAAGGCTGGTACAGACGCACATACTGTGCTGCGCCTGAGTGGTCGAGCATGATTCGACGGTCGATGGTAACACCGCCGTCCACGTCGATCTTGTCCTGCTGGAACCAGCGATTACAAACTTCGTAATCGCGGTACTCCCAGGCCACCTCGAACTCGTTGTCGGGGAGGTCGGGGAGCGTGGTCGCCAGGAGGTCAAGCAGTTGCGTATTCTTGATACCGCTGCTCATAGTTTTGGTCTCCTGGGCATCACCAGGTTAAATCACGACAGCTTCTTGAGTCGCTTGGCCAGGTTCCGCTCTGCCCGCTCGATCGGGTCGTCCGAGACTTGCTCGTTCTTGCCGGTCTTGTTGGTTGGACGGACTGTTACCTGGGCCTGTCTCTGCTGAAGGCCGTTCGTGATCTTCCGGCGTGCCGCTTGGTCTCGGTGTGGTGTGGATACAAGACTGTGGGCCATCTCCAGGGCCTCCGCAACGCTGACGTTGCGGCCCTGGGCCATAGCCCCGTAGCGGATTGCATCGGCCTCGCGGACGACGCGACGACGTGACTCCATCGCCTGCTGGTTGAGTTCGCTACGAGCGCCTTTCCCATACAGGTCTTGGTAGCCGTCGCCCAGGCCATCGAAGTAGGAGTCGATTTGCTGATAAAGCACTTCGTTCTGCCGTTCCTGGATGAACCTGTCGTGGCCCGCAACGACGTTGTTTAGAACTTGGCCGATGCGGTCCATGTGTTCCTGGATGGGCGTAAGGACGGTCTGGACAAAACCTTCATCCAGTCCCTTCGTTTGCTCACCTTGGAACGAGAACTTGGGCAGCAAGCCACCTTGCTGTTGCCCGCTGGGGTTTGCCTGGGGCTGCTGCCCTGGCTGGATCGGTTGCTGGCCTTGACCGTAGGGGACTTGTTGCTGCGGGGGCTGCTGCCCCTGCTGGTCCGCTTGGCCGGCCTGCTGCGGTGGAACCTGGCCGTTCGACTGTTGGACATGCCGCCCCAGGGTTGCGTACTCTTGGGAGAGATTGTTCGCATCCTGGAGAAGCTGGTCGAACGTGTCGATCGCCAGTTCCTCGTCGGCCTTGATGAGACGCTGGATCCGATCTTCGGACCAGCCTCGCCTCTTAGCCGCGTTCACCAATCGAGAATCGACGCCGCCGTAAGGGGTGGTAGAGTCTCCCTCGCCATCATCGTCCGGGTCGGCAGCTTTGGGTTTGCTGGCGTTCGGCTTTGGCGGGGCTTGACCTTCAGTGCCCTCGTCGTCGTCATCGTCGTCCTCGACAGATTCTTCTCCTCCAGCTTCAGTCCCCTCGGGCTCGGCCCACTGGCTCCGCTGCTGCGAAGGCTTGGGCTTGTCCTTGGGGGCTCGCCGGCGGCGCTTGTGCTCGCGGACGGTCGTGACCGCCTCGCCATCACCATCATCGCCGGCGTTATCGGTAGCTTGATCCTGGTCCTTCCCTCCATCTTGGTCCTTATCGTCAACGCCGCCAAAGGCATCATCCAGGGCTCCCTGGATCTTGCTCTCGGCGGCGGCACTAACGCCGCCCTTCCCTGCTGAGGGAACGTCGGGATTAACCTGGAGACCTTGTGTTGCTTCCTCTGCCATGACCTAGCTACCTTTCGATCCCAGGGCTCGCTTCCGCGACAAGCGGGTAGGTGAACCTGGGCAAGATAGGTACTATTGTTAGTCTAGGCAGGGGGGGTTGTCAATCAAAACCGTCGCGATCGACCATGCCCAGATCCTTGAGGCACTGCTTCCGGTGCCCCTTAGATCTGAAGATCATGCGCCCATCGTCCGTGTATTCGTGGTTTTTGTTGACGGCGCGAGCTTGGGCGACCTGCTCCGGGCCAACCCCCGCGGCCTCAGAATAAATCGGCTCGGCCCAATCGGTTTGCACCCCGCCAAGCTCTGAAGCGATGTCCCGAAGGGCATTACCCTCACACTTGTCGCACACCCCCGGCGCGTCCCGTTCGTCCATCGGGCGAAACTCGTCTTGGCCGTGCTCGCAGACTTCGCACTTGTAAACGTAGGTGGGCATCAGGAAAAATCCTTCAGGTTCTTCAGCTTGCGAGCGACCTTCCCCTCCAGGGATGCGTCGGTTGCTGCCTTAGCCTGCTTCTTGAGCTGCTTCTTGGCGGCGGCGTACCGCGAAGCGTCGTTCTTGATCTCGTTGACTTCGATCAAGGTGCGGGCATCAGACTCGGCTTGCCAGGTGTCTTCGGGGGTCGGGTTCATAGTAGCTCCAGGTTAAAATACGGGGGCTCCACCTCGGAGCCCGGTGGGGTTGCCCATGCCCAACTGCATCGGCGCGGAGCCGGATTGGGCAAACGACTTCATTAGCTCGGCCCTGGGGTCGAGGCCCTGGGCCTGGAACTTCGGCATCCCGCCGAAGCCGCCCATACCACCGCCGCCACCACCGCCGCCGCCGGGTCCGAGTTGGGCTCGGGCACCCATGCCCTCGGGGCCGGCCCCGGTTGGTTCTCCAGGCATCCCTTGAGCACCCTGCATGATCGGGGCCTTGGCCAGCATCTCCATCACCATCATCTGGAACTCGGGATCTCCCCAAACCGCCTCGAAGTGGTCGATGCCCTGGAGCTTCGCGTTGATGTTGATGAACTTGATCGGGTTGAACATCTGCGGCATCCCGATCTGGAAGAACTGCATGAAGGTCTGGATCGCCGTGGGGATGACCGTCTGCACGAACTGGATGAGCTTCTGGCTCCGCTGTAGCGGGTTCTCCCGATCCATCGACTCCAGGGAGATGTCGAAGTGGTAATCCAGGAAGTCGCCGTGGATTGCCTCGGGCGTGAGCATTAGCGTTACGTCCTCGCCGCCGGGGATCCGCTTCTTCAACGGAAGCTCCAGGAGCGGGTCGGTGAACCCATACCACGCCAGGCTCCGCGAGATGCTGGAGGTGAAGTCGTAAATCAGATCCTTCATGTCCCCGACGCGGATGTTCGCGGCCGACGCGAGGATGTTTGCTTGAGTGGCCGTCCCGGCGCTGGACGCCTCGCCGCCGAGTTGCTGGAAGTCACCTGGACCCGACTCGCCGAACTCCCGCTTGATCCAATCCAAGTGCTGGTATACCGCGTCGTTCGTGCCGCCGAACGTGATCGACTTAATCATGTCGGGGTGATCGACCGCGATCGACTCGCCATCGCTGGCTCCAGCCACCTGCTCGGCATCGTCGGCGGCACCGCGGCCGTAGACCAAGATCTCCTTTTGCCGGTCGGCCTGGCGCGTCGCCTTCGCGGCGTTGGAATTGGCCATCTCATGCAGGTCCATCCAGATCCCGCACGGCGGGATGGGGAAGGGGTTGTTGGGCACCCAATGGAACCCGAGCAGGTGGTAGGGGCCGAGCACCGGGGAGTCGCCGGCGACCTCGGGGCCGTCGTAGTCCACGACCCGGAGGAAGTCCTTGACCATCATGTTGTCGCCGAAGGGCAGCGTGACGATCTTGCGGGCGTCGGGCAGATAGACCTCAACGAGATCCATGTAATCCACCAGGTTGTTCTCCTCGCCCCGGTTGTGCTTCCGCTTGTTCCTGGAGAGGCTGGAGACCTCGCGGCCCTTCCGCGTCTGGTCCTGGATGCTGGGGAGCCGCATGTCGCCAAGGTTGAACAGGCCCGACTCCTCGACAAAGGCGCGGGGCACGCGGACGCGACTACCCACGAACAGGGCCTCGCGGATGTTCCGGCACAGAGGGTCGATCGTAAAGTCGTCCAGGTCCACCCGGCTCGCGTAGGGCATAGCCAGGTTGGCCAGACCGTCCGGGCCGTCGAGCGACTGGCCGCTGACCCCGAGGCCATCCTTGATGATCCCCATCGACATGAGGGCGTCGATGATGGTCAGCCGAAGCTCATGCTTGTAGCCGATCTTCTTAACCAGGTCATCCAGATAGAGCTTCAGAAGTTCGGCCGTGGATCCGTACATGGCGTACCGCGACTCGACATCGTGCTCGGGATTCTTCGAGACCAAGTGCGGCACCAGGATCGAGATCGCCTTGAAGATCAGGTTGATCGGCTGGGCCTCCTCCCCGATGCCGTCCGCCTTGTCGTAGTATTGGCCGACGTATTCGGTCATAAACCGATACCTGGCGCGTCGAAAGTTCTCCACCCGGTCGAAGCCCTGGGTCACGGCACGCTGCAAGCTCTGTGGGTCGATGGTTGCCGGCATGGTCAACGTCTCCGTTTATTCCTGGACCGAATCCATCGGTCTTGTGATTGTTGCGATGCTTTGCGGGATCTCCGTCTCGACGCATAGCAGTTGTTCGGCATGTCGGGCGAGGAGGCTTTGCTGGCCGCGACCGACTCGTCCCCGATGCAGCATAGGGCGTCGGCGATCACACGATCGCCGTGGGTGGCTCGGGCGGATTCGTTCTCGTTGAGGAGACGCGCTGGGCCGACCGTGCCGCTTGCATAGTAAATATACTCCTCGGCTTCCGCCAGCGCTTCTTTCGACGGGTTGATGAAGGTGTCCCTGGCCAGTTCTCGCCGGTAGACCCCCAGCAGCACCTCTTTTGAGTTCGTGTCGCTGTGCCAACCGTACTTCTTCGTGGTCTGCTCATCGACCGTTCCCCGGCGTTTTTCCAGGTAAACATTGGGATAGCCGAGCTTCACAAGCTCCTTGATGAAGGTCGAGCCGGGGCCGTTCCGCTCGGGCACCACCAGCGCAAAGCTCCCCGTCTTGCTCCCGAACCAGAGCCCGGCCGCGGCGACCACGCGAGCCAGGTCGTGGGGCGGCGTGTTGGCGTCGGCGAACTCGGCGACCTTCTCGCCGGTCTCCTTGCACCGAACCGAGACGACCGAGTTGGACATGCCCTGGCCGTTGCCGATGTCCACCCCGAAGATGTAGTTGTAAGCCTGGTCCGGCCGGTTGTCGATCAACCGCATCCAGAACCTCCAGGGACGATGCTTGATGGTCCGGTGGCACCGGGTCTTGCGAATCTCCTTGCCGACGACCACCGCCCGCATCTCGTCCTCGTTCATCTTGGTCCTGAAGTCGATGTTCGCCGAGAAATCTTCCGTGACCGAGTAGGCCGACTTGTGCCTGGCGACGACCGGGCCGTCGAAGAACCTGGACCCGGAATCCATGTGGTCGATGTCGAGGTTCTGAGCGATCTCCTTCGGGCTCGATCGCCGGCGGCACTCCGCCTCGTACCAGGGCGAGGTGAACTTGCGATTGCCGTTCTGGTCCTCGACCAGCGATCGGTTGTACCCCTTCTCCGGGTGCTCCCACCAGGGCAGGCAGATGTACTTGATATCCTTGTCGCCGGCTTTGATCTGGTTGCGGACGTTCGTGAACGCCGTGCCTGGACCTTTCGGCGTCGAGTTGAAGAACCGGCAGGCCGTCGTGTCCGACGACGCCGACAGCATCCCCTCGCCGTCCTCCACGGCCGCGAACTCGTCAAAGCCGATCGCGGTACGCCGGCCACCCCGGCCGACGTTGCCGGTGGTCGCCTCGCCGTCCAGGGAGTTGCCCCGGAGCTTGTTGCCCAGGTGCATGTTCCGCCGGTGGATCGGTGGCCGCATCCAGTCGGGGAGCCATTGGTTGATGTAGTCGTGCTTCCAGAGGATCGTGTCCGGGTTGTTCGTGGGGTGCATGTCCACGTCGCTCGCCGTAGCCGAGACCCACAGGAGGTTCACGTTGTCCCGGAATAGCCAGGCATGGTGAAACAGCGTGATGATGAGCCAGGTGGCCCCCATGTCCCGCGACTTGTCGATCAGCGCATCGCTCGCGGTGCCCTCGCCCTTGATGTCCATGCACCGCTCAAGCTCGTAGAGCCCCTCATCCTGGATCGTCCAGGTGATGAATGGAACGTGGGCCTCCTCGCCAGTGACCGGCACCTCGCCGCGGATCGGATCCGCCTTCTTCTGGCGGAACGTCCAGACCATGAGGTTGACCCATAGGATCGGACTCAGGGCGCAGGCAGTGTAAAGCTCCTTCTGGAAGCCGATGTCCTCAGACGCCATCTCCAGGAGGTTCGCACGCCACTGAAGGTTCTCAGTCGTCTTCTTCGGGACGATCAGGTTCGTCCTCGGACAAGTCCAGGTCGGCGCTCTCTGCGGAAATCCTAAGCCCGGTTGCTGTAGCAGCCGCCGCGTTGGCTCTACTGATCGCGATGTCTCCGACACGTTCATGGATGTCCTTGTGGGAGTTGGTTGAGACCTCTAATGCCTGAGGCACCCGCCCTTCCGTTCGCTCCAGGCAGATCTTAATTGCCTCTTGGGTTCCGCTGGTTGCCTTCACGACGAGTTGTACCGCAATCTCCTCAGCCTTGGTCTGCACGTTCGCCGCAGCCTCCAGGAACTCCTCTGGGCTCAGGTCCAAAAGAAAGGCGAGGGCGTGGCTGATCGCCCGGCCGTCGCGACCCCGCATCCGCCTGGCCCTGGCGATGACCGTCTCGTCATCGACAAGATCGGCCACCTTCGGATCTGCCGGCACGTCCAGGCCGGCGACCTCCTTGGCCTTCTCGACCTGCTCGGGGGTGGGTTCCTTCGGTGCGACATTGGGCGGCTTGGGTGGTGGTGGCGGAGGTAGCTTCCGAGGTCTCAAGCCAGGCCCCACTTCGAGGTGAGGAAGTTGGTTAATGTAGTGATCTCCGCGTTGGACAGGGCCTCGTTGTAGACCTGGATCTCCGCGAAGCTGACGTTAGCGGCGCTGCCGAACCGAAGCTCGGTCGCTGCGGTGGCATCGTAGGCGCTGCTGACCGTGACGTTCGTGTCGGCCAGGTGGTCGGACCCATCCACGACGATGCGGACGGTGCCCGAGGCGGCGTCTACCCGAGCGATCAGGACCACCCAGGTATCGTCGGTCAAAGCCCCGGTGCCGCTTTCCGACGCCGGCGTGTCCGAGACTCCAGGGGTCGCCACGATCTGGATCGTGCGGTCGCCGTTCTGATTGAGCACCAGCCGGTCATCCCCGCCGCCAGTGATGCTGAAGAACTCCCCGCCATCGTTGTTGAGCGGGTTGAACACCATCGCGACGGTGCCTCCAAGCACGTCATTCAGCAGCGCGTCCTCGCCGGTGGTGGCGAGCAGGAAGCGTCCAAAGAAGCGCCCGACCGTGACCCCGTTAAGCGACTCCACCGGCGGGAAGGCGTTGTAGAGCGGGTTGGTCCCCGAGGAGGCGTTGACCACCGACGCGGGGAACCCATCCACGGCGATGTTGGCCCAGGCTGTGAGCCGGCCGGCCGCGGTGACCGAATCGGCGTTGGACATATCGAACCAGGCCACCAGGTCGGATCCAGGTAGGCCGGATCCGCCGCCGCCGCCCGCGGCGATGACCGAGTTGCCGATGATGCCGCTGAACATGGCTATGCTTTCTTGATGTACCCGGTAAACACAACATCGACCACGCCAACCGGCGCGATCACATGGGGCTTAGCCCCCGCTACGCCGAACCTGGGGCATCCCCCGAAGTTCATGGCCACACCGCCGTTGGCCGCGACCGTGCCCCGCACGACGGTCTCACCCACGTCGAGGGCATTGTCGTCGTCGGCGTCAAGGATGACCGCAACATTCCCGCCTGGAACGGAAATCACCTGGACATCCGTGATGACCAAGGTTTCCGTCGCGAGGAGGGTGCGGGCCGACACCTTGCCGGCCTCGTAGATCGGGATCTCGACACCACTGCTGGCGTCGGCTGAGTTGACTTCACCGTGGACTTCATCGCCGTAGTGCATGATCGGGCTCCGTGGGGGTTCCCCACAGATTACCCAGCTTCATGCTCGCGATCAATACGCTGGGTGATTTTGCCGACGCTTCCCGAGGACCAAGGCCGTCCAGAACGGGCTTTATGACCCGCCTGGTTGAGATGATCGCGGATCTGCCGGATCGAATAACCCTTCTGCCTGGCGAGCTTGATTAGCTCGAACGCGGGCTCCTCGCCGGGCATGGAGCCGTAGGGCTTCGCGCCTTCGCACCGCCCATCCTTGGCCCGCTTCCGGTCCCTGGCCTTCCTCAGCTTCTTCACCAGGGATGACTTGTCGAACTCCGCGACGGCCTGGAGGATCTGCCGGATCAGCACCTTCGAGGGGTCGTCATCGTTCGTGAGGTCCAGGTTCGCCTCACAGTCGATGACCGGGACGCCAAGGTTGCGGAACTCCTGGAGGATCAGTTCCGACGCGAGATTGTCGCGGGCCAGGCGGTCGCTCCGCTCGACCAGAACGGTCGGGATCCGCCGCGGCTTCTTCGAGGTGAGCCCGTCGTGGTAGTCGCTGTTCTCGGTGCAGATCTCCCGCACGAAGGCCAGAAGCTCTCCCAGGACCGGCCGCTCGAAGGTGGTGCCGGTGAACCCGGCCTCCACGAACTCGCGGGCGATCGAGGCGCTGCTGTCATGCCCCTTCGTCCACGCCTTCACCGCGTCCCTCTGTCGGTCCAGGCCGTCCCCCTGGACCTGCCCCTGTGACGACACGCGAATGTAGCTGATGAGCATCTTGAATCTTCTCCATGAAGGGCTTGAACTGGCCGGGGAACTTGGGTTGGACGACGCGGTAGGCGATGAGCTTGCCGTCGCAGTTGCTCTTAGAGCATGACCCACCTGGAAGGTCCGTGACACCGGCCAGAGTCTCGCACTGCTCGCACGCGACGACCTGCTGCTCGAAGATGTCCTT